TATCAACTCAAGGTTAATATTTTTGCCCCTCCAGGATGTCGATTTCTAGTAAACTAGGGGAAACTTATGGTAGCCACTTGTTAGGTGGATAATCATAAGAGACCTTTGGTCGCTGACACCTTGCGATATATGCGCTCCGGTACTTATCATAAGTACCGAAGTCCGGTAGTTCGGCGTGATTGCCTAGAGATCGAATGGTACGCTGGAAATGCGACCACCCGGTCTCGGCCGGGTTTGTAGTCTTAACTGACTCAACGCGCCAGTATCCGATTTTCCTGGGAGTTTCTCGCTCACAAAGGCGGTCCAAGATGGTTCCTCTGTGAAAACAAAGGAAATCATCAAAAGGATTCCCAAGCGGGAGAGCTCCATGATTTGACTCAATCAAATTGGCAAGATAGAGAGCCGCTCCGTAGCGACCTTCATAAGCCAACTGATTGCACGTTTCGACGTGAGAGGCCATTCGGATATCGGGAAGACTCTTTCCTTTCTTTTTCAAGGGTTTCTTATAAAGAAACTCTCTGAGACGGACTGGAGTAATCTTCCTACCTTTATAGGCATCAACGCCGCAGGATTCTGCAAAGTCTGAGTGGATAAAGGATTTACTCTTGTTAACGAGTAAACCATACTTCTCAAGTGTTGAAATTACATCGGTAGCATAAAAGCTATCGACAATAATATCATCGCCATAGACGTATACTCCTGTATCAGGGTTTTCCTGAATATACTCATCAAAATCATTCTGAGTAGTCAAAGCTATAATAGCTTTTGACAGGCTCCAAACGACAAGAGAGAGAACGGGAAAACAAATTGCGGAACCCATCGGTGCGAACTTGTTGAGCGTAACAATACGCCCATCAGGAAGCGCAGCTTTATCCGATCGTGAGACCATCATATACTCTAAGAGTAGAGGTACACCTTGAAAGAGGGACTCAACTAATCGTATAGATATACGATCAGATGCTTCCTTCAAATCAAGTGTAGCGTACTTCTTAGAGACAGAAGCTTCAAGAGCAAGAGCACCGTTCTGTGTCTGGTCCGAAAACTGAATCTCGCCTTTAACAAGATGAGATCGGTCAACAGAATCATACATGAAACGGCGAATGCCTTGTTGAAACCACTGGCATTCACGTGGTTCGGCCGAGATGACTCTCGGACCGCGTGAGTCCTTCTCCACGAAAATAACCTTTGAAATTTGCTCTTCAAAAGGAGCAGATCTATCAGGCCATTGATC